CCGAATAGTGCATTCAATCCTGGTTCTAGTTCTTTAACTAGCTGTCCTCTTGATATAGCCATATTCTTATACTCCTGTAGTTGTTAAGAACTGATGAGTGTTAATTCTAGTTACAAACACAACGTGTGATTGAGTGATAGAATTGTCACCAGTGTCTTTTGTTGTACCAAGTACCTGTAATTGAAGATTATTCGTTGTATCCAACGTTGAATCATCCAATCTTGTTCTAGATACGAAGTTTGCTGAATCTCCAGCTAAATAAACGATATTCGCATTTTGGAATATGTCTGTTTGTGCTGAAGCGCCTGTGTTATTAGATCTGATCTCAAATCTTTCATAAGGATCATCACTTACGAATGCAACGATATCTGTCGCTGCAACGTTAGGTACATAATTCCTCCATGTTGGTTTTTGAGTCGTTGGATCAGTGTAGAAAGCACCATTAAGTGAACCTAATAATGTATTGCCTGCTGCTGCAACTGCTATAGTTCCAGTGTCAACTGCTTTCACAGCGTCATTGAAATATATAATAGTTGGGCTTGTAGCCACACTATATTCACTTAAACCTTGAGCATCTCTATTTTGACCAACTTTACCAATCGGTCGTAGACCAAAGCCTACTGAGCTTCTATTAGCCATAGTTTTTTCCTTGTTTAAGTTTTTATTTACTTTGTTGATATTACAAAAAAATTATTTTTTGTTAGTACCACCAAAAGTTACACGAGTCTGCCTCTCATTATTGATAGGCATACTTGGATGTTGATCCTTATAAAGGTCGTTATCAATTGCTTCTTCGCGAGCTTCAATTTGTTTTCTAAAATAGGCTTCACGAGATTTTGCAACCTCTTCCGGTATCCTTGCCAACACAAGGCCACCAACTCCGATTACTCCCGCGTATTTACCATCCTTGACTTCAGGGTAAATAGATCCAGGATATTCATCTGCTCTTACGAGCTCCCATCCTGATCTAATTTTACCAGTCATATTTTTGGTATCGTCGAAGCCTAAAACTTCAGTACGAATCCATCTATGTCTAAAGCCATCTGGTGCCGGCGGGGCATCTAAAGATGACGGTGGAGTCCAAGTTGTAGGTCTCTTTGTAGTAGTCCTAGTTTGGCTCGCACGAGGGGTCTTAATTGTTTTATTTTTTTCCATATGCATTTACTCCTTCGTGATTATATGTTTCGCATATTCTTCAAGTGGCACACCTAATTTTTTAGCAATAGCTACTTGAGAAGGCGTGAGTCTCACAACTTTGCGATTACTGTTTTTTCCACTTCTATTAGCCGAAGCTACATTTTGAATTGGTTTTGCAGTTATCGTTTGTGATGCAGTTGTAGCAAATTTATGCGGAAACTCAAGTCTTATTCTTTTATCAATTTCCGTATAATATTCGTCACTTTGAGCATCATATCCTTCTTCTTCCACAAGTTTCTTGTGTAATCCAAAGGCTGTGTATGTCATTGCCTCATCTTGTCCAAACCATGTATTTTTACCGGCCCAATTTTGAGCTTTCGGATCTGGATTGATAGGTTGTTCTTGTTGAACAGCTTGTTGTTGATTTAACTGAACCTTAGGTTCAATTTCCTTAGCTTCTGATTGTCTAGCTTTAATATCAAGAAGTTTAGCTTCTTCATATCCTAGTTTAGATATTTCAGTTTGTGCTGCGATTTCAGCTTTTATATCACCATCTGATCTAGCTTGAGCTAATTTAGCTGCAGCTGATTCCATTGATGATTGTATTCTTCTTTCCATCTCAGATACAAAACCTGTATCTAATTTGGTAAGGCGTCCAGCTAGAGATTCTTTCTCAACTTGGATTTTACGTGCATAGTCGATAGCAGCTTCACGCTGTCTCTCAGCTTCACGCATTTTCTTTGTTAGTTTTGCTATTCTCTTCTTAACACCTTCGCTGTAATCTTCTAATTCTTTCTTGTTATCTGTATCTTCAGACCCTGTTCCTTGGTCCTTGTTTTCTGTATCTTGTTTGTCTGCCTTAACATCAGATTGCTCATTAGATTCCGCAACTGTGTCAATGGACTTAACGTTGTCTTTTTCATTTGATACCTCTATCTCGTCTGATTCTGGAAGCTTAACGTCTAATTCGACCTCGGCTCCTGGACCAGATGTATCTATGTCAACGGTCTTCTCATTTTTGTTTTCTGGCATAGTGTTCTCCTATGTTTATATATAGTGAAGTACATCTTCAGGATTTTTAATTGTCCCTAAGACTTCGTCGTCATTTAATAGACGAACTTCACCGCCTTCAATTGGAAGTCTTGAACCCGCATAACGAGCAAAGATCACCCAATCTTTTTCCTTGCACCACGGGCCTGTTGAATATTTTTCTTTATCCAAATAAGCTAATGGTCCAACCTTTAAAACATAACCGCAATTAGTTGCGATTCTTGCTTTGTCTAAAGATTCTTGTGATATGATTAATCCACCTGAAGTTTTATCCTTCGGTGTAAATGGTAATACTAGTAACCTCCAACCAGACGGTTGTGGTAAACTATCAATTAAAGATTCAGAAATATTTTCTGCTCTAAGAGTTTTGTCTTCAACTTTTTTATCTTCTTCTTTATACTTTTCCTCAAGACCTAGGTTTATCTTTGGTACTTCCTTTTCCGAGGTCAATAACGTTTCCTTTATCATCTTTTCGCTCCTTTTCATTTAGCAGGTTAGAGATTTCCTGAATTACTGTTTGGTAGGCATTAGCCTGTCCTTGCATATACTTGTATTTTTCCATATTGTCAACATTACCAGATATCATAGAGTCACCAATTCCTTGGTATTGCTCTCTAATAAACTTTTGTAACTTACTTAAAAACACTACTGCGTCCATTTCTTTCTCCTTTTGTTAGTTATATTAACAATTCCACTTACGTAAAGATTTATTGATTCTAGAATCAGGGTCTCTTGCCGTCTTAGCTGATGTTAATCTTTTTTTCATGCCTTTCATTCTAGCACAAAATGACTTTCTTCTATTAGCAGATTTTGATCCAGGTTTCAACTTACTAGGTTTAGTAGTTACGGCCATTGATAATTTAGATCCAGGATTTGCAGCTCTATAAGATGCAATACCTTTTCTATTTAATCCACCCGATTGAGATTTACCTTCTTTACGTTGCCATGCTGGAGTTGATCCAGATGCAAACCCTTTTCTTACAATACCCTTACCTCTTAAAGAAATATCACCCATTAATACATCTTTGTTTTTTTAATTTTAATAGTTCTTCCTTGTCCTCTACTTACTAATCCACCGTCTTTATAATATTCAACTGGATTATATTCTCTAGTTGAGTCTTCTGGAAATAATCTAGAATATTTTTCAGCATCCATTTCTTCTTGAACTACTTTTTTATAATTTTCATTTAATTTCTTTTCAGCTTCTCTAAATTTTTTTTGTCTCTCTCGTTCTTGTTTATAATATTTTTCTCCGCTCATGCTAATCCTCCAGCTCTCATATCTTTTCTTCCAGCAAATGTTTTAACATTAGTAGGTTTAGGTCCAACATTACTTGCTGCTCTTTTTCTTTGAACTGCTGATCGTCTTTGACCTTCTGACATTGATCTAGCTTTAGCTAATGGTACACATTTTGGATAGCCTTTTCTTTTCTCTCCTTTTGATCTTCCACAAGGAGCATAAGATCCGTCTTTTCTTTTAGATCCAATATCTACCCACTTCTCTGCAACCCATTTTCTAAGACCATTTGCCATATTAATATTTTTTTGTAACTTTTCTTCTGTTTTTTAATACAGCGCCACAACCTTTTGCAACACCACCTTGTTTATAATTAGAAACCATTTTTCTCTCTTGTGAAATACTTCCTCCACCCATTTTCTTTTTACGTCCACCAGGAACTATTTTACCAGAACAAACTGCACTTGCGTACATATTTGCATATGCACTTGGATATACTGCAAATTTTCTTTTAGCTGCTGCTTTTCCTTTTGGACAAAGTTTAGCCATTAATAACCTCTTAATGCAATTTTAGGCATTCCTTTTATAAGACCACCTTTAGCTTTCTTTTCTTTTCGAGTTAGTTTTTCTAATAGTAATGGATCATTAAGTTCTTTTAGATAATCTTCTAAATTTTTCTTTTGCTGCTCTTCTAGTTTTCTTCCAGCAGCTCCTCTTAATCTAATGCCATCTCCACCAAAATCAGCCATAGTGTTTAACCTATTTATCTTTTGCTTTTCATTATTTTGCCTTTTTTCTTAGAAGACATTTTTTCAGTAATCATATCAGCTTTTTTTGCTATACCACCTTTTTTAATAGCTCCTCTACCTTTTAAAATATCTGCTTTAGTAATTTTTCCATCACCAGTTAAATCTGGAAATGCTTTACCACCTTTTTTAAACTCTAGTCTTGGTCTTATTTTATAATCGTTTCTCATTTTATCTCCTTATCCGTTTTCTTGATTGTTATTATTTACCGGTTTATTCGCCATCGTGCGTGCAACCGATTCCGCAGATCGTCCTACCACATATCCCCCAAGCCCAATTTGCAAAAGGGTCCATACGTCTCCTGGAAGTGATATAGTTATAGAAGCTTTAAAAAAAAATAAGATAACAGGTCCCAATACATAATTCCAAATTAATATAAATATTAATACGTACATTAAAAGGGGTCTCCAGCTCGATGCGAACCAGCCCGCTTTAGCCTCTGCTTCAATAATTTTAGCAGCTGCTGTTAATTCTTGTGTATTAGATTGTAGTAATTGAGTTTGTAAATCTGCCTTTAACTTTGCTTGAAGATCTTTATCAGGAACTGATTTTTCAATTGTACTAAATAAGATTTTTGCGAGAGGTGCAACAGCTCCTAACATTTGAATCATATCTTAATACCACTTAGCTGATCTTTTTTTCTCTGGTAATATACTTCCTTGACCTTGAACGACTTCAATTTGAGTTTCATTTGGTTTTGACATCTCAACATCAACTCCACCAACTAAATAACCCTCTGAATTTGTAAATTTTGAATGATTAACTTCTTTTGCAGCTGAAGCTGGAGAAAAAGTTCTAACTGAATTAGCTAAACCACCTACTGCCATTTTTTTTCTAGACGTACCTGTCTTAGATAAAGCAATAGCAATTGCTTGTTTAGGATTTTTTACTTTTTTAGAAGATTGACCAATATTAAGTTCACCTTTTTTGAACTCTCTCATTACTTTACCAATTTTATTTTGTTTTAAATTCATTTTCATAGCCATATGTATACTCCTTTTGTGTTATTTAACAATAATTATTGTATTTTCTTATTCATATCAGAAAACTGTTGTTTTGCAATTGAAGTTGCAGCCCTTAATTCAGCTAAGTCTTCATTTTGTTGCAGTTTTTCTTGTGTATTCATCTGATTCATCATAGCTCTCATCTTATCTAAATTGATTCTCTCTTGTCCTTCTTGTTTTTTTCTATAGTTTTCTTGAGCTTGTAGATCTAACTCTCTTGCTTTTAATGCAGCAATGGGGTCATTATCAAATTGTGATGTTATTTTTTTCTCTTCTTTTAAAAACTCATCCATCATCTCAGCAATCAATATCGCTTTTCTAGATTCTAACTTCATTTGAAACTGTTGAACCTGTGCTTGTACTTGTGGATTTTGTAAAGCTTGTGGATTTTGAGACATCATTTGTATTTGTTGTAACTCCTGTGCAAATTCTAACTCAACTTGTTCTAAAGCCATTAAAGAAATGTGTTCAAATATATTTTTCTCTAATGATCCAAGTATCATAGGATTATTTTTTGCAATATTAGTAGACATAAAACTTAAATGAGAAGTTATATGTGCTCTATGATCTTGTCCTCTGAATGCTTGGAATGGTTGTCCACCTAATGCATCGATATGTTCTAATGCAGGATCTTTAGGCATTGGTTTTGCAGGTTGTATTAAAATCTTATCAATATCTTTTACTCCTAATGCTTCATACATTTTTCTGTAAATCTCATACAAGTTATGAATTTGTGGATTAGATTGAGCAAGTTGTAATTCAGTTTGTGCTAAACTAATTCTTTGTGTTTGAGAAAATATATTTGGATCAGCAACTGGAACGATATCTATTCTATCATCAAAGTCAGCTTGTTTAATATTTTTTTGTCCACCCACAACATCATATGGATATTCTTGGGGTAGATATAATTTAAATACTCTAGATAATAATTTGAATTCTTGTTTTAATGATGAGTATAATCTTTTATGAATAGCAGACATTGTTCTGCTTCCTCTTTCAAGTAAAGCTACCGTTGTACCAACAGCTGCTTGTTGATTGCCATCGCCTACTTGCATATCAGCAATAGATGCAAATCTTTGACCAGCTGAAACAACTACACCCATTAATTGTAATAAAGTTTGAGAAGGTTCTTTGTATGGTAAAGTCATAAATGCATCTCTAAGGTTTCCACCTGGAGCATCTACATCTCTCCATTCACCTGGTTGAATAGATTGAGCATCATCTCTAATTCTAATACCACGCATTTTAAATCCTGCTGGTAAGTTAGATAAAGTTCCTGCATCAATTAATTGTCTTAAAGCAGAAGTTGCAGTTCTAGATAATCCACCAATCATATGAATTAATCCAAAGCCATAAAATCCTAAGCCTGGTAAGAATTTGAAATGAACAAAGTATTGAATCTTATTTTTCTTAGGATCAGCTATTTCGTAATTTCTACGAATAGATAGAATTTCACGAGAGCCTTCTTCTATCGTCACGATATAAGGAAGTTTAATTCCAGTCATTTCCCCATTGGGATCACGATCTTCAAAGCCCTCGAGATCTAAGTTTACATGACATTCAATGATTGTAAAGATATCTTCGTAGCCTGATTTAGATACACCTTCAATTTCTCTTTCTTTTGATTTTACATCATCTGCTTCTGTCGTTGAATCATCACTTGGTAATAGGTCTATGTCTCTATAGAAACCACCTACTTGTTGTTTTCTTAATTCATTTGCAGACATTTTAATTGTATGCATTATTGCTTCTGCATCATCTAATGATGTTGCTGAATAAGGAACAACTAAATCTTCTGCTGGAACAAATTTAGATACAGCTCTTCCTAATAAATCATCGTAGTAAATTTTTTTAAAAGTAGACCCAGATAAAGGTAAGTAAAATAACATCGTATCAAATTCAGGTTCATATTCTCTCATGACATCCATAATTTGATAATTCATAAAATCTTTTACACGAGTAGCTTGATCTTCTTTTTCTCTATTTGTATTTCCAATTATTTGAGTTCTTACAGGCCCATCTGCTGGTAATAATTCTTTGTAAGCTAATGCTTGAAATTGTGTAACTGCTTCTGCAAGTACAGGGTGAGTTGCACCGGATGCGCCTTGAAATGGTTCTGTTCTTTGATCATATTTAAATCCCAATAGATCTAAACCTTGAGTATAAGTTTGTTCCCAGTCTTGTCTTGAATTTTTGTAATCTAAAAAGTTTTGATAAAGTTCTGAACCTAATTGTCCTAAAATATTTTCTGGTAATAATTCTGCTAAGTTGTCAAAGTGATTTACACTTTCTCCTTGGCTAAAGGCACCTGGGTCAAAATTGATTTCTACTCCACCATCTGATGTTGGTGTAATTTCAGTATTCTCTACACTTGGAATAGACTCTTCAACATTTACAATCTCTTCTGCTGCAGTTGCTGGATCTTCTATCTCAATTGTATTTCTAACTTCGTTTGGTAATGCTTTGTCTATTGTTGCCATTTAATTTCTCCGAACTTACTATCTTAACCTTATTATAGGAAACATTCAAGCCCTGTGGGTTTGGTCCTGATTTAGGTGGTATAGTTCTTGTTAGTCTTTTCATTAAACTGGTAATCCCAGATTAATTCTTAATTGTCTAATGTATGCATCCATAGTTGGATTGCCTGTATCTGGATTATATAATGGTGCATATGCTTGTATAGTTCCAATTCCTCCATCACCTCCACTAGGACTTTGTGTACTAGATTGAACTGAGGTTGATTCTTGAGTATCATCACTTGGACCTGTTACTCCTCTGCCAGCTGCATCAATTGCTGCAGATATTCCTCTAGCAGCTAGACCTGCAACTGGTCCACCTATAATTCCAATAGCTGTTGAGACTGGGTTATTAATTGCATTTTGAATTGAATTTTTAACTGCATTAGTAATTGTGTTTGTAATTCCTGTGTTTGCTTCAGCTGCTGCCGCTGTTGCTGCCGCTCCAACTGCACTTCCTGCAACACCTCCTAAACCTGCATTATCAGAAGTTCCCGCAACATCACCAACACTCATACCACCACCTATTCCTAATCCACCCACATCACCCATTGATCCTGCATCTTCTCCTCCAACTCCTGTTCCTGAATCACCTGGTCCTTCTGTTCCACCTTGATCACCTGCATCGCCAGTAGATTCTCCTTGTGATCCTGAATCTCCACCAGAATCTCCACCAGAGTCTCCTCCTGATCCACTACCTGATCCTTGTAATGATGGAAGTCCAAATGGACCTCTGTTAGGTTTACCTTTTAATGAACCATATAAATTTAAATCAATTAAAATTTTTTGTTCGTCTTTTGTAATATATGAAAGATGTGCTATTGGATGATCTTTAGATGATCTCCATTTAACTGGAGCATTAACTGTTTTTTGTTTTCCTAAATAATTAAAAACTCCACCTTGTTTAACTGGTTTTGTTTTACTAGGTTTTTCAATGTTAATATCGTATTTAATTTTCTTCTCAATCATATTAATAATATGTTCTATTTACTCTTGGAGTAACTTCATCTTTATAGTCTTCTGGATGAGAAATCAACCCACCTTGTCTAAATCTCATTAAGGCCTGGGTCATAGAATCTACTAAATCGTCATTATCTCCATGTGGAAATGCAGCGCATTCTTCAATAACTTCTTGTGCAAATTGTTTACTCTTTGGAGCCCATATCTTTCCAGATTCAAATAAAGGCGCTACAGAATTAACTCGCGCATGTTTATCATTACCTTTAGATGGTGTGTAATTTACAACTGGTATTCCCATTTGTCTTAACTCATAAGTTAATGGAAGACCTGATGCCTTAGCCTCAACTAAAACAGTCTCAGGTTTCCAATACATATATTGTTCGTGAGCCAGGCGCCTTAGTTCAGGAAACTCTACACGCTTCTTTATTGAATCAAGCAATATTAAATTTGGACCAGAATCCTGTGTTGGATAGAATACACCCCAAGTAGTTATAGCTGAATAATCCGCAGTTTCTTTTTTTAAGAATGCAGTGTCATAAGATTGAATTACATGTTCAATTGGAGGTACATAATCTTCATCCCAATCCTGCCACCATTCTCTTTTGATAATGGCCCCTTCTTCTGAGGTTGGGTTTTGCATATATTGAGCATTCCATTTTGAAATACCAGCTGATGCTTTAACCGATAGTAAATCTTCTAACTTCCAATACTCAGGCCATACAGGTTTACCTGATGGAAGGATTGCTGGAAACTCTACGACTTCCCATTTATCAGCTTTCTCTTCTGCTCCTTGGGCCTTGATTAATTGTGCAGTTAAATCTTTTGTAGACCATCTAGTCATGACTAATACAATTCGTCCACCAGGCTGAAGACGCTGACGTGGACCTGATGTATACCATTCATACGCTTTATCAAATGCCGTTGTAGAATTAGCATCTTGCTCAGAATGTGGATCATCGATGATTAATAAATCAGCACCTCTACCGGTCACCGCACCTTGGACCCCGACAGCAAAGTATTCACCGCCTTTATTGGTTTCCCAACGTCCAGCAGCTTTTGAATCTTCTTGTAATCTTGTATCAAATATTTCTCTGTACTCGGCTGAATCAATTAAGTTCTTAGCCTTACGACCGAATCTAATTGCAAGTTCTGCAGTATGGGTTGCTTGAATAATTTTTAGTTTAGGATTATTACCAATCATCCATGCAGGTAAAAAGTATGACGCAAATTCTGATTTAGTATGCCTTGGTGGCATATTAATAATTAATCTTTTTAAATCACCCGATTGTAATCTATTAAATTTATCTGATATCGTTTGATGATGATTACCTTCAATAAAATCTGGCCAAATATATTTTACGAACGTTAAGAAATCAGAACGTATTTTTCTATTTTTTACTTTATGAATTTTAGTTAAAAGATTTAATTTCCAATCTTTTCTTACATTAGGATCAGTGATGTTATCAATTTTTTTTAAAATATCTTTATTAAGCATAATATAATTATGGTACCTTAAATGTGTTTAACACCCCCGGGGGCATAAATCCATATGTAATTTTATAACCCATAGGGTCCCCTTTGATGGTACCTTAAACATTTTTTACCCCTCCCCCCCTACTTAAGAAAAAAGTAATTTTCAAACCCATAATGAATTTATTAGCTATGACTGTCTAAATCCTAGACTAAAGGGTATGTCTGGGACCCCTTTATTTGATTTACCCCCTCCCCCCTCCTTAGAATAAAAGTAAATCGTAAACCCATTGGGACCTCTAGGTCATTGGGGGTGGGCCCCGCCCACATGTATTTAGTACCGTTGCATATATGTCACGCTACTAATGGTGGCTGTGATAATAATACAACGCTATATGTACCAAGGTCCTTGGCTCCTGGCTCTTGGGGTGGGTCCCGCCCACAGGTATTTAGTAGTGTGATATATATGTCACGCTATATGTAGTGGGTGAGCCTGCGACAATATGTCGCATTGACTTATCAAGAACACTTGACCAAGAACATTTGCGAATCAATAAATTTAGTTGTTGCGTGATTCATGGCTCTGGGATATTGTAGGAATTAAGCCGGCTAACCTTGTTATGTAAACCGGCCCAATAAATACTAACAACATAACAAGGAGCACGAACATGACTAAAGAAAAACTAAACTGGAAAGAAAGAAAAATGTTATTTCTTGAAGAAAGATTAAACGAAGTTGAAAAAGAATTACATTCTCTTCCTCATAAAATCCATGATTTAGAACATAGAAGAAAATCTATTCTAAAAAGAATGGAAGAATTAGACAATATGTCTAATGACCCTGTTCATAAACAATTGTTTGGCATTTAACCAACTTGGAGCCCTGTTCCGTTATGCAGGGCTCAAGGATAGTTAAACTATCATAACAAACAAAGGAGCACGGACAATGACAAAGCATAAAATAGCATTAGCCCAATATGATAACGAAGTCATATTGTTTGAGAATATCAAGGGCAAAGACTTTGAGATTGAAAACTTTAAATCTTTAAGCGCTTGCTCAAGATACTTGAATAAAAATTATAGAAGAATTGATGCCTATTCTATTGATAAGGATTATGGCATTTATATCAAAAACTAACTAGCTTGGAGCCCTACTAAGTAGGGCTCAAGGGTAGTCATACCTCCTAAGCCGTGCCTAGTAATCTAGGCACGCGCTCCTTTCCCCAGGCGACAAGCGACACGCTCACAGGCACAAGCAACAAGCGTCTACTTTTGGGGTGGGCCCCGCCCACAGGTGTTTGGTGCGACACTATGTCACATTGACAAGATGTTCTTGGACCTTGGTCCAACCTTCAGCAATAGCTGTGCAAGGAACACGGTTATGTAGATCCATGATCTTAGAACCCTCATAAAGTTTTATGGACAAAGGACCGAGGGCCTTTTTTAAGATGAAAGAATTCTTCGGATGCTTAATATGAAAGCTAATTTGATGAGGAGAGAAGACCGGAAATTTACCCTTTGTTACTTTTAATTCAATCGTGAAGAATTTACCATTTTTGTTGTAACACAATAAGTCTGGCACACCAGCTGAGGCCCAAGATTCAAGCCTTGTGAAAGAAATTCCTGTAATATTTTTATTAACTTCTTGCCAAAATTTTGACTCTGGTTTCATTAAGAATTTAACGTAAGGTGTGCATTACCCAATACGATCAGTTATCTTACCCATATGCCATTGAGTTGGCTCAACTGTAATGATTAATCTATGAGATTCTCTTTCTCCAATAATTTTATTTTGCATTAATTGAATACCACAAACGTCAAATGTTTCTCCGTTTGGCATATAGACTTGAACTCTTGCATTGTTAGCAACTTCAGAGTTTGTCATGAATTTATTTATAACTTGTCTTAAAAATCTTCCTTGCATTTTTATTCCTTTTAGTGCCTGGGGCCCAGTATCAATAGGTAATGAAGTCTAACCTACGTCGTAAGCCAACCCCAGGTAATTATATTATGGAGTAATATATATTTGATTTTTACTACAAATTACGTTAAATGTAAAGTGTATGGGATTGCCAAAGAAATTGACAGAAATGCAAATGAAATTCGCTCATGAATTAGTTACGAATGAGGGAAGAATGAATGGAACAGAAGCCGCAGTTGCTGCTGGATATTCACAGGATCGAGCATCAGTCACTGCTTCAGAATTACAGAACCCAAAATTATATCCATTAGTTGTTCAATACATTGGAGAACTTAGAACTGAGAACCAAAAGAAATATGATATAACTTTTGAAAGTCATATAATGGAATTAGGTAAAATTAAGAATGAAGCTTTAAAGAATAAAGCCTGGAGCGCCGCAGTTAATGCAGAAGTATCTAGAGGTAAAGCTGCTGGATTATACATTGAACAAAAGATTATTAGGACAGGTAAGTTAGATGATTTATCTGAGGAGGAATTAGATAGAAGACTTGCTGAAGTATTAGATCAATATTCTCCAATCCTTGAAGGTGTTGAAGTTGAGGAACTAAAGTCCGACGTTAAACAAAAACAAACTGATATAAGAATCGGAAAACCACAACGACCTTCAAAGAAAGAAAAGATTTTAGTAGACTATTCTTCTTCGTCCTCATCATCGTCTGAATCTTCCCAGTCGTCTGATTCTTCAGATGAATCACATTCACATTGATTGTTTTCTAGATCATTTACTTTATCTCTAAGTAGATCTATTTCTTCTTGGATTCTGTCCATTATGTCTTGGACAGTGTCTTGTTTTTTCTTGCCCATATCTTCTCCATAGTTATTACGTTAGATAGCGGAATCACTGTTCGATCTCCGAAGTTAATTTCGCCAAGATCGTTTATCTCATACGAAGAAAATATCCATATATATTTTTTAGTTTTCTTAAAAATAAAACCAATTGAAATACAATGGCTTACAGATAATTTATCAAATTCAACATCTGAAGCCCATCCAGAATCACTACAAATATCCTCCCAAGATATTTTATAAAGGTCATAATTGAAATTATTCATATAAATCAATGTATTTTATTTTAAAGATTATTTACAGAGCTATGTGGTGTTTGTGGTGTTTGTGGTGTTTGTGGTGTTCGTGTGGTGCTCCATGTGGTGCTTTTGAAAAGCACAATAGTCATATAAATCAATGACTTAACCTATTTTGTGGTGTTATTAGAGTATTTTTTTAGGGTTTAAGAAAATAAAAAAAATTTTTTTCAGAAGTAAAAGCACCACAAGTACCACAAATTGAACTTTTTCTATATATACCAATGATTCTAATCGTTTTGAAAAGCACCACAAGAACTCCACAAATGAGGAAATACGCCATTTAAAAG